ACCAGCTCTTTCAAGTGCAACCATCCCGCATGATATGCCATCAAACAGACTTAATACTTTCAATCCCATTTTTATTACTGCACCTCCTTCCAAGAATATCCTGTCCATGCATAATCCTACGCATCGTCCAAACATCAGTGAACCACATTGGCGTAAACCATATCTTTTCTAAGTCTTCTGGTAGTTTTGGTTCTGGTTTGATTAATGAATTATCATGTATCACATATCCTGCTAACCCATGCAAACTTAACTGTATATAACACATATGTACACAAGTTATATCAATATCTTGTCCGACAAAGTAAACATGATTCTGATAATTATATTTTTTAAACATCTCCTTACACTGTTCACTTGCTGATATTAATGTTGCACCTGCACCACACGCACAATCGTATACATTTGCACAGCCTTTCTTGTGTACTGTTTTTCCTAGTTCTTTCCGGTCAAATGTAAGTTTTGACATCATTTCACACACATCATATGGTGTAAAGAATTGCCCTGCATTTTTGTTAGATATTTGTAACATCATATATAATTCACCTAACAAATCTTGATTCGGTCTTTCTTCTAACTCTTCCACAATCAACGCAAACATTTGTGGAAAAAGTTTCTGCTCTTTCTTTGAATAATTATTAATAATTCTTAAATATTCTTTTTCTCTTTTGCCCCATACTTCTTTGAATTGTTCAGACTTGGTCATTGGCAAAGTACTTTGATTTGCTAATGTTATTGCAAACAACGCCATGCAATCTGACCACACTTGATAAGTTGATTTTGAACCGCACAACAGTTTAAAACCTTTTTCAAATCTCTTTTTATAATTCTTATCGTCTGTTTCTTTCTTCATGCTTTCAACCACTCCAAACATTTCTCCTTCGTTGTGAATACAGGGTATCTGTTTGGTTTATTGCGTGTTCCTGTATCAATGTTACTGTTTTCACACATGAATGTATTCACCCAAAATCTAACTTCATGTTCTTTTCTTTTTCCGGCTACAATACTTTTTAACTTTAATGTGTATACCGTTGTTTCTTCGTATACAGTCGCATACTTTACAATGCATTTGCAAATAACATTATCGTTATACTTTTCACGCTTACTTGCAAACACAAGAAAAACTTCCTGTCCAGGTTCTAACATAAGATAACGTTTTACCATGTTATCTCCTTTCTGTTTACATTCTTTTGTTTCGCACTCCAAACAATCTAAATAGGTTACTCGGAGTGCGTATGCTTTACAATATTTACTCATTATTCTACTCTTATTTTTTAAATCTTTTCTTTGCTTCATCAACAAACGCCGCAACAACAGCATAAATAAACAATACCAATGAACCAATAAACACTACCAAAAACAAAACACCAACAACTTTTGCACAAATTACAATTAAATTCCATAATAAAAAATTAATCTTCTCTAACATTATCATTTTAAACGCTCCTTCGACTTTCTAAAACACACATCGCGCATAGGACATTCTTGTGCTTTTTTACTTCCATAACAAGAACATTGCGGCATCCTTGGCACTAACTTTTTGTTCAAAACAAGTTGCTCTTTATATTCCTGTATTTTTTCAAGTCTGCGAATATATGGTGCTATCTCTGCCGGGTTATAATCATATCGGTACACCTTAAATTCCTGCGTGTTTTTATCATCACACAAAACAATTCCTTTATGTATTCCAGTAAGATACAT